ACACCGGAGACACCCAAACATCCTCAGGCTCGACAGCCTCAACCAACGACCGCTCCAACAGTTGCAGAAGCCTCAATACTCATCACACGCGCCGAAACAGCTCTGAGCAACACGCTCGACTATGAAGTCAGATTCGTCGCAAAGCAGTACGAAGTCAGATTCTTCAAGACAAACCTAATCGGCACCTATCCTACCAACTTCAGCCGGAACAGCTTCGTACCCGAGGAAATCGACTGCAGTACCGGAGCAGTCATTGAAGGTACCTCGGATGAGTTGATCCGTGGGTATCGGTACCAGTGCGCATGCTGTGGTCAGCAGCCGCTACAGCACACCTCACGCTGCAAAGACAATAGCGCGTACGTAGACATATTCGCAAAGTAACATAGAGTGGGGTAGGTGACAGTACCTACCCCACAAATCAGCCAAGGAGGCAACCATGAAGATCACCTACACTGCCCTCAGGGCAATCCTCATAGACCGTAGAGACAACGAACGAAGCGTCCTCATGCGGACCCCAGACGAAAAACTGCTCGTAGTGACAGCAGATCAGGCCATGAACCAGCCAGGAAAAGTGGTTGCTTACCGATGGCAACTAGAAGACCTCATGGCAACCGGCATGCTCATGGGAGAAGCGATACGAACCATGCTCATCGAACTCAACAACTAACCAGCACACGGTTAAGGCCCTACCTCTCGGTAGGGCCTTAACCGTGTGCTGGCTATGGATGATAACCATTTAGCAGTTTCCAGATCCATCCTCGGCTCACTGCGAATCGTCGGGCCACATGGGCAGTAACAATCTTTTCGGGTTCCTGGCCGTCGACAGCCTGTTTTGGCTGCATAGCTTCTATGATCCTCTTGTTTCTCTCCGCCGCTAGGGCCTTAACCTTCGCTTCTAGCTGGTCAGCTTGGAGCATGAGATTACGGATCTTGAATTCTAGGACTCCCTGCTCAGTCTCGGCATCTTTGAGCGTTTGTACTAGGTCATCGTCGGTTAGCTTGGCTGGCTTGTCTTCAGTCACTGTTCCCATACCAAAACGTTACCACACTGCTATTAGGTACGCAAAGGTTGCGCTGCCTTGTGTACGTCTAGCTGGGTTTACTCATCCTTTCGGGTAACCTTGGCGTAACCACTTGCATCATGGTGGCACTCTGGTTATACTAAACACATGACAAACACAACAGCCCCCAAGCTCCCCCTCAACGGCGATCGGCTCACCTGGACTTCCCCGATGGGAACCAACATCGAAGTCCAGAACATCGGACGAGGCATCTACACAGTCCGCAAAGACGGAAACCTCGTAGAACAGTTCACCACCGAGGAAGCAGCCCGCGACCTAGCCCGCAAGATGAGCCAAACCATCCTCCGTAGCGACCGTCAGCGCATGGAAACCAACCAGGAAGCCATCAAAACCGCCACCCCATACACCCCATCCGAAACCCCAGCTGAGACCCCCAAGCCTGCCAGCTTCGCAGACCTCAAAGCCAAGCTCGGCGGAACCGGTCAGACCCGCATCGCCACCGTAGCCAAAGGATCCCTCACAAAGATCAGCTCCTCACAAGAAGAAGCCCTGATCAACTCCATCAAGTACTGCGCCGGACGCATATACCGTGGCGGCAAACTGATCACAGGCAACACCGGAGACAAAATCGCTCTCACCCTTACCCAGCTATACGCACTTGAGAAGCGTGGATACATCACGCTGATCGAGGAAAACTTCCAGGTATACGGGGGATGGGTGACCGACTCGTGCAAGCGTGCACTTGGTCTAGCCTAACCACCAGGCAGCGTGAAGGGCACCGGATAACCGGTGCCCTTCACGCTGTGCTAGAAGAGGTAGTTGGCTACTCGTAATCGCGAGTAGCCAACCATCTTAGTTCATGATTAGTAGTTCAATCTGCATGTTTTGGACAGATGTTCTGAATTCGGTTACGATGTCGCGATCGCTGTAGTAGAGATCATCTGAGAATGATTCACGGAATCCGTTCCACGTCTTGTGGATAGCCTCCACTGGAACCCTGCCAACCAGCCGGAGCTCATTCCGTCGCATACACTCTTCAAGTGGAACATCCAGGAAGTCAACTATCTGTAGATCAACTCTGAACCGATCCGCCATACTGAGCCAGCGCCGGATATCTACTAGACCGCGCATGTTCGTGTCATCCACGATCACGTCCATACCGCTTCTCAGGTAGGCTTCCACCAGTGCGTTCTGAGCAAGAGTGATCTGATGCTCCTGCTCAGGACTACCCTTATAGCCACCGTGTGACATGATCCGAAGCAGATCACGGTTGACACGTCCAACCACTCCCAGCAGGTACTGCTCTACTTCCTGCTCAGCCCATGTGGTCTTACCGGATCCTTGCGGACCCACGGTTGCGATTAGTCGTTGCATTACGAGATTTCCTCCACAGTGTGACTCTGTTCCTGCCCTTTTCCTTGGAACGGTAGGTTGCCTGATCGGCGCGGTTGATCGAGTCGGATAGGCTGTCACCTACCCTGACTAGGTACACTCCTATGCTCACGGAGAGTGTCACGGTTTGCCCATTGAACGTTGCCGGCTGGTTTATGGCAGCTCGGATATTCTCCGCCACCACCATAGGGTCTTCATCTTTCACCAGTGCGACGAATTCGTCGCCACCAGTGCGAGCACCTAGGGCGAATGACCTTATGTGCCTAGTGATGGAGATTAGTGCTGAGTCACCAAAATTGTGACCATAGGTGTCGTTGACGTGTTTGAAGTCGTCAACGTCAATCACGAGGATACCCGTGTAGGCATTCTCTTCCCACCGTAGGCGTAGGCCGAGACGGTTCCACAGCTTGGTTAGGCGATCTCTTTGCAGTTCATCGTGCAGGCGCCGGTTTTCTTCCACCAGGTACTTGTTTTCCCTGGTGAGGCGCTGGTTTTCCCTGATTAGCTTGGTGATCTTTTTGATGGATGCTCTTCGTAGTCTGGTTGCCATGGACAATACGGCTCTGCTTCCAGATATGGCTGTCATGGTGTTTGTAACCCATCCTTGGCTGATTGGTTACGGCTTGCACTTCTAAGCCCTATGCTACACTATGTATCATAGGATTCAAGCCTGAGACACGATTGGGGAAGAGCATGAAAGAACTACCAGAAAAAGTAACTATGCGTAACATTGCTGAATACCTAGAGGTAGGCTACCAACACGTACGCCGCATGAGAACCGGAAGCATGGGCATACTCTGCCAACTACCCGAACCAGAAATGATAGGCAACAGGCCAATCTGGAAAAGAGAAGAAATCACCACATGGGCCATAGAAACCGGCCGGATAGATCCAAACACCGGCAAACCAGTACACATAGGAAACCGCAAGCCAACCAAATAGATAGGTCCCCCAACCGGGGGACCTATCCATATCCAGGCCAGACACAGCTAGCCTGATCTATGGGAATATTCTCAAGACGATGTCAGACCATCGAACCAAAGCCGATGGAAGCCTACCTAGACCTCGAAGAAGACTCCGAAGATCTAGACAACAGCATCCATGAGACACCGTGGCTCATAGAGCTAGGCTCCGAACCCATAGAGTCTGCTATAAATAGGACATGAGATCAAAGCTGCTCACAGTAACACTCAGTGTTGCCGCACTCGCCGCTGTATCCTGCGGATCAAGCGGCACAAAGAAGAAAACCCCAAAGAAAAAGACCAGCACCACCAGCCAGGTTAGCTACATAGCTGGTGGCGTAGGGGAAGCACTCGTGACCTACGGGAACAGCAGCACCGGAATCAGGCAGGAAACGGTTGTCCTACCGTGGTCGACATGCCAGACCTCGAAACCAACCGATGGTGTCACGCTGCGTGTTCGCTCTAATGCTGTCGGGACAGTACAATGCAAGATCATAGTCAACGGCTCTGATCGAGTAGTCAACCAATCCCAAGGAACAAACGCAACGGCAGCATGCACAACACATGGCTAACGACATACCAGGCGTAGAACCCATACGCGCACTAGCCATAGAACCAAGCATCGATGGTAGCAAAGTAGTCTACACAACCGTTGAAGCCAGATCAGACAACGGGCAATGGCACTACCAACGATGCTGGCACGGCTACCACTCCACATACGTGGTCACGCACACCAACACAAACAGGAAATGGGTGTTTCCCACCCTTCTAACAGCACGCAGATGGACCCACAACCATGGTCGGGTAGCACTAGAAGTACCCGACCGCGAATTCCTCTAGGAGCTACCATGGCTGAATACAAACCGGTCTCGAAAGAGTACATTGGCGAGCCATGGAATAAGCAGCCACACGAAACCAGCTACCAGTACGCCAGATTCCGTACCTACCTAGAGTTGGGTAGAACCCGCACCGTGCAAATGACGTGCGACCTACTCAATGATCTAGGCGACAAGATCAAATTCAACTCCCTGCAAGAACTTTCCCGCCGTAACCGTTGGCGAGATCGAGCTGACCGTTGGGAACGAGCGCAGGATGAGCAAGAGTTCGAAGTCCTGCGCCGTGAGCGCCGTGAAGCGATCGAGTCGCAGAAAGAAGCAGCTAAAGCCCTGATCACCAAAGCGCTCGAAGCGCTGAAAGTGATCGACATCTATGAGATGACACCAGCAGATGTTGTCAGATACGTCAAGCTGGGAACAGACGTACTACGTATCGTATATGGTGACGTAACTGTTCCAGGTATGACGAGTAGTGACATAGTTGACGATAGTGAACTAACGGGATTGAGTGAGGCAGAACGGCGAGAGCGCCTTTTAGAGCTCTCCAAAGAGCTGGAATCCCGGGCTTTGGCCGACGGTTGATAGGGGTAGCCTATATGATCTAGGGAGATGATCTATCCACGAAAGGGGGAAGGATCATGGCTACCCGGAAAGATCAGGGTCGGGCGAAACAGCCGCTCGGCAACCTGATCGCCCCTTTTGTCAGCTCCATGCTGGTACTCGCCGTTAACCTCGGCGTACCGATCGATGCTGAGCTACAAAACGCCATCCTCTCAGCAATCGTGTGCGGATGGGCGGTAATCGCTGGTGCTCTGGAAACCTACAGGCACCATAAAGACGTATAATTCCCCCACTTGATGCCCCTACCACTCCATCTGGTAGGGGCATCACTTATCTGTTACCCATCAACTACAGTAGTCAAACGCTCGGAGGCGTCACGGACCAGGCTGGACAGTCGAATCAACTCAAGCTCACTGTCACGATCTCCTAACACAAACGATGTACGGAACAACTCATAGTCACGGATACTGTTGGTGAGCGCAGAAACCCTGAGACGAAACTCTGGGCTACTGGTCATCCTCCGACCGATCCAACCAGGCAGCTGGGAAGTCTCCTCACCACTGGAGATCTCCCGCAACACATTTGAGTAAACCTCAACCATGATCAATCCAATGTAGTCACTGCTCATACATAGACTATAAGATCAAGTAGTGCCACTGCCAAACACCCAGCAACACGACCAATTCCAAAAACAGGTAACAGACCTAGCCGACACCCTAGGACTACCCTGGTTCCACAACCCAGACAGCCGCCGTATCCGCGCAGGCCTACCAGACCTAATCATCATCGGCCCTGGTGGAGTCATCTACGCCGAAATCAAAACCGGCACCGGAGTACTCAACCCAGCACAACGCAAGATCATAAGACTGCTGAGGAGATCACACCAACGAGTCTACGTATGGCACCCCGGCAACCTCAGAAGCGGCCAAATCTACGCGACCATGATAGAAATAAGTAAGCCCCCAGATAAGGACTAGGGGCTTAGCACGCCGTAGCGGGGACGCTTACGGCGGCACCAAGATAGTAGCAAATAGATGAAGACCCCTCCTAAGGAGAGGTCTTCAGCATCTGCCTAGAAGGCTATCGCGTCGACTGGCCATCACCGATAATCTCCTATGCCAAGACATTATCATGGAAGTAGCGAGGAAGCAAACTGCCTAAAATAGCTGAGCGCCTCTCCTAAGGAGAGACGCTCAACAGCCCCACAAGGAGGGAATCCCATTCTGATTTAAGCGTCGTCTCGGGCAGGAATCCTTCCGTAGCAAGACAATAGCAGAGAAGCCAGCGAGGAAACAATGTCGATCATCGTTCTCAAAACAGCTGTCGGTCAGAACCACTACTTCCTGTGGTCAACAACCTATGATGCTCCGCTCAGGTGTTTCTTGAACAGGGGGGAGCTACGCAAGTGGTATATGAGCGAAAACTACTCACGTTACCAGTTGCAGGTGACACTCAAACAGGTTACTGACACTGGCACCGATGGCGAGTATGGGGGATTCGATGCGGAGTACATCCCGGTTGGGGAAGCGTTGTGTCCCCCGGATGGTTGGTGGCATATCGCTCGGTCTAGGCTCCCTGAGTTGTTTGAGCGTGTTGTTAGTGGTGTGTCGTGTGTTGATCTATTGGAGCGGTACGCGGATTGAGATAGTCAAGATCAAAAACCTCGAGGTTTTTGATCTTGACCTATGATCAAGTTATGGCCACAACGTCCATGCTCGCAGCATCAAACCTCACAAACGCACAACTACTACACGAAGTAAGACAACTACAAAAAATAGATGACCAAGCAGCACTACCCCACCCAACCCAACTACTCCGCCGCATCATCCCCAGATACGTCAACAGACCACACATCCAAGTAATATCAGACAACCTAGAAAAAATACGCACCAAACAAATAGACCGCCTACTAATCACAACACCACCACAAGTAGGCAAAACCGTCACATCAGTAGTAGGAGCATCCTACTGGTGGCTCGCCAACAACCCAACAGACCGAATCATCATCGGCAGCTACGGAGACCAACTAGCAGTCGACCGAGGAAGAGACGTCCGAACCCTCATCCGAGCAACCGGCAACCGCTACAACCTCGCACTCGCACACGGATCAGCCTCAGTACAAGACTGGCGCCTCGAAACCGGGGGAGGCATACGATCCGTCGGTGTCGGATCAGGTATCGCGGGAACCCCCGGAGACCTGGTAATCATCGATGATCCACACAAAAACAGGCAGGAAACCGAATCAGCCACCTACCGCAACACCGTATACAACTGGTACATCGCAGATATTCTGAGTCGAGTGGCGCCAGACGCGCCCGTAATCCTGGTCATGACCAGGTGGCACCTAGACGATCTAGCTGGAAGAGTCATCCGGGATGAGGGCACAACCGATGAAGGTGGTCGCTGGCATGTCGTCCGCATGCCAGCGTTGTGTGATGATCCCGAACATGACCCGCTAGGACGCGCCTACGGCGAACCCCTCACCCACCCAAAAATCGACATAGAAGATGTCGAACGGGCTATGCGCCACTGGGAAGGAAAACGAGCATCATGCGCCTCAGCCATACGTGAATGGTTCTCGCTATACATGTGCGACCCGAAACCCAGTGAAGGCGCACTCGTCACCTCAGACCTAATGAAATCCAGACACCACTACCAAAACCAACCACGCACCAAGCGCTCCGCCGTAGCGGTAGACCCATCAGGTGGTGGACGCGACACCGCTGGAATCGTCGGCGGATATCTCGGAACAGACGAGCGACTGTACATCACCCATGACCGGAGCAAACCGATGCCGACCCACGAGTGGTCCAAAGAGGCATGCCGGCTAGCTGCTGAGATAGATGCGAGCATCATCATCTTTGAGAAGAACTTCGGTGGTGACATGGCTGGCCGCTCGATCAGAACCGCGTGGTCCGCACTCCAGCTCGAAGAAACAAACAAGATCAAAGCTGGAGTCATGGAAGCAGAACCCAACATCACCGCCCGTGACCTAGAACGACGTGTCCGAAACGTTGAACTCACGTACGGTCACTGCCCACAGATACGGGAAGTGGTGGCCAGGAAGAGTAAAACCCTACGGGCTGAACCAGTGGCGCAACTTATCGTGGAGGACCGAGTTAGGTTAGGTGCATACCTACCAGATTTGGAGAGTGAATGGTGCACCTGGCAGGGATCGGGGGACTCCCCCGGAAGGATCGACGCATCAGTATATTTGGCTTACGCTCTGTTACCAAAGGTAGCGGCAACCGGAAACAAATCAGCGGCACCGACCGGTACGCTTCCAACGACCCGGTTTGGCGGTTTCAGCGGAGCCTCAACACTCGGACCCCTAGGCTAGGAGCACCATGCCCTACACACTCGGACGACTCGTCAACCACGATCCACGAAGCAAAATGTTCATCTACCAAGGACCAAACATCGCGGTACGGAACATAACCTGGGAACGGTACAGCCCCATCATCGACCAGGGGGACCTTGGCTGCTGCACCGGTGCCGCCATGGCTGGCTGGTTGGGTTGCGCACCACACCAGACCGACCCTGAACTAGCGAATCTGTACAACCTGGACTACGCCAAAAAGCTGTACAGTCGAGCAACACAAATTGATCCATTCCCGGGCTACTGGCCACCGACCGACACGGGATCGAGCGGTCTAGCCGTAGCCAAAGCGGCCCAAGAAGCTGGGGAAATCAGCCGCTACAAGTGGGCCACGTCGGCGGATGGGCTGATTCGGGCACTCCAAACTGGTCCTGTGATCATCGGGATTCCCTGGTATGAGGGCATGTTCACCCCTGATCGGGATGGGCGTATCTGGCCTACCGGTGCTGTGGCTGGTGGGCATGAGGTTCTGATCAGGGGACTGAGAGATCGTGATTTGATCTTGTCCAATAGCTGGGGTACCGGCTGGGGGATGAAGGGTGAGGCGTTCCTACCGTTGGATGTTTGGGCAACGCTTCGTAAGCAGCAGGCTGATGTCACTATTCCAGTCATCTAACACGCTTGCACGGTTACGTGAAGACATGTATAGTTGTGGCATGGTAAGAATTTATCTAAAAGACTACGAAATGGCAGAATTCGTAGCAGATCTCCTGAAAGAACACAGTGGATACCTATCAGTACAAGGAGCAACACTATTCACAGACGCTAGATGAGGCCCTAGACGGCTGGTGCGACAGTGAATACGTGTGGATAAAAGGAGAATCATACGAAGTTGACTAGCCCTACACACAGTTAGGCCCCTAGGTGGATCAGCAACCTAGGGGCCTAACCGCGCTTCAACGCAGACAGATACTCTCACCTAGGCTCTGCTAATGGCAAGCTCGGACGAACCCCATACGGCATGCCCTTTAACAGCCGTATAGTCCGCATACGCTGAGCATCAACCAGGCGAACCAGCAGACCACAATTGACACACACATTCCCCCGCATATCCGTGACTGGCAGTATGCACGTGCAAGTATCATGAGCATTTTTTGCCATCATGCACTCAGCGTGATACATGCCCTGCTCACCCATCCACCACGGAACATCAGGCTTATCCCAACCGCAGGTGTTCACCGGTGACTCGGAACTATCCCCATCACACCAGACACATTTCGTGAGCCAGCGTCGTCTAAGGCGCTGCCAAGCCACGATCTTCACATTCCAGTGCCACACGTGCCACTTCATCCTGTGCCACTTGCAGATCCTGCCAGCGTCATTCCCCCCGGGCTCGATGTGCCAGACGCTGAGCAGGTTGGGAATATCAAACAGCAACGCATGTGGATCATGCATAGGTCATCCAAATCCGGCCTATGATCAACACATGGTTTCACTGGCCACTATCGTCATATACATGCTGGCAGTCGCCAGGATAACCACACTGATCACACATGATCAGATCACCCTACCGCTAAGACAATGGGCGATCAGCCGATTCAACCCATACAAGCGTGTCCACAGGTGGATCGTTTACCTACTCGGTGAACCCGATGGTGACGCAACCGGATGTCCATGGTGTGTGTCCATCTGGATAGCGTTTTCCATGCTCCCCACATTGATCTTATGGCAATATGCCTGTATGCCACTCATCGCCCTAGCCGCATCCCAGGTTACGGGCATGATCTTTAAATGGGGTCGCTCATGAAACTACGCAAAAGCGAGATACGGCAGCTGGGCGTAGCCGACCCCAGCATAGCCGCACAAATCGAACAACTATTCTACCCACCAGTCATATGGAAATTCCGCCAACACACCCGAACCAAACTCAACCAAATAACCACACAATCAGCACAAAACCTCACCAAAACCGGAGCCATAACAGCAGCAGTCAGCCGCTACACCATGGACGGAAGCTGGAAAAACTATAGCTTTGGTGACAGAGCCTGGCAAACCGACGCATGGCGCCTCTACGACATCGTCGGACAACTCCGCTTCATCGCCAACTGGGTAGGCAACTCCATCGGCCGATGCGACCTATACGTAGCAGACGCCCTAGCCAACGGTATAGCCGGCGAACCAGTAGAAGACCCCGAGATAGCAGACCTAGCGAACGTCCCCCTAGGCACCGGTGACACCAGGGCAGAAAACCTACGCCTCACAGGAATCGACATGTTTGTATGCGGAGAAGCATACATCATAGCCGAAACCAGAACAAAAAATGACACATGGTGGGTAGTCACAAACAGCCAAATCAACAAACAAGGCAAAAAAATACTCATAAGCCGTCCACCATCACAAGGAGGCACACTCGAATACAAAGACGGACAAGACCTAATCCTACGATGCTGGACACAACACCCCAGAGACACCAACCAACCAGACAGCTCAGTACGCGCAGCAATACCAGACCTACGCGAACTGGAAGCACTCAGAAAACGCGTCTTCGCCGAACTCGACAGCCGCCTAGCCGGTGCCGGACTACTCGCCCTACCCGACACCATGGACCTACCACACGGAGACGACGACCCAGCAGGAGCAACAGGATTCTCAGCCCTCCTCGGCCGCATCATGTCCCAATCACTACAAGACCGATCCAGCGCCGCATCCATGGTTCCCATCATCACAACTGGTGCGGCAGAAGACATAGAGAAAATCCGACACATCACCTTCTGGTCAGAACTATCAACACAAATACCAGAACTCAGACAAAGCGCACTCGCCAGTCTCGCACAGTCACTGGATGTTCCACCCGAAGTGATGATGGGGATAGGATCAAGTACAAATCACTGGAATGCATGGGCAATCAGCCGAGAAGCAGTCCAAATACACATAAAGCCCATACTCACCCGCATAGCGGCAGCCCTCACAGAAGGCTACCTCAAACCAGCCCTCGAAGCGATGGGCCTAGACCCAACCAAATACTGCTTCGCATTCAACACCTCGCCCCTCACCATCAACCCAGACCGCTCACAAGACGCACTAGGCATGCACGACCGCCTACTCATCTCAGACCAGGTCGCCCGAGAATCCTCATCCTGGGAGGAAACCACCCAACCAACCCAGGATGAACGCGCCCGTCGCCTCACAGAAAAACTCCTACTCACCAACCCAGACGCGGTACTCAACGATCCGGCCCTACGCGAACTCATCGGTCTACCAGCTGGCACCGGAACCGTAGCGGCCACCAGCGGCACAGCACCGGAACCCGCACCAGAACCCGCACCGATTGAAGGGCCGCCCGAGGAACCAGCCACCACTGAACCCAACCAAGTGGCATCCTTGGTGGAGGCAGCGTCCCGACGGTACATGTCCCTGGCCGGGGCGAAGCTGGTACCGCACCGTGAACGGCCGGCTATGCCAAAGTGGCAGCTACACACAATCCACGGCCCAACAGATAAGGCCGATCTGCTGGTGCCCGTGACATGGCGAGATGAGTTCACTGGCCTAGGTATAGATCATCTACTGCCAGCGGTTGAGCGGCACTGCATGACACTCCTATATCAGGGTGCGCGCCTGGAACCATGGATGGTGACCGATGCCTAGCGCTGTAGAGGATCCGTGGGATGGTGAAGGTGCCGATCCGTGGCTGCCGAAACAGCTCGCCGATGAGCTGGACGCTGATGTTGCTGAGAGCAACTTCCGGCACGCGCTCGCAGATGGATTGGCCCGCTGGTTGAAGGCGATATCTGGTGCGGTACTTGGGCAGGCGATACCAGATGTGCATGCGCTGTATACCAAGGATCAGGTGTGGCGTGGGATTGTTGGTGGACTGGTTGACGGTCCGCTGAAAACATCGATGATCAACATGTACACGGATTTGCTTGGTGCTGGTGACTGGGAGAAACGTTCCATGGTCGCTCAGCAGTTGGCGGAGTCAACGAGTCGGATGCTGCGCTTTCCGGACATGGTGTTTGAGATGCTCACCAGTGAGAAGACTCGGATCACTCAGTCTGGGGGGAGTGTGCGGGATGTTGTGGCTGGTCTGTCGGTGTTCCTGGGTTCGGATGAGAAGCGCTGGGATGTTAAGGCGAATCTGATCACGCGTACCGAGGTTTTGTCTGCGCTGAACGCTGGTCGGTTCGACGCGATCAAGATCATTGGTGAGGATAGTCCTGGCCAGCTATATCACATGTGGTTGTCAATGCATGATGAGTTTGTGAGGTCATCTCATATGATCGCTCATGGACAAATAGTACCAATTGGGCAAATGTTCGAAGTTGGATTCGACCTGCTCCGCTTCCCATGTGATCCACTGGGAAGCATAGAAGAGACAATCAACTGCCGATGCCGAACCGTCCAAGTTGATAAAAACGGCAGAAGCATACAGAAAGGCTGATCATGGCAGACGATGTTTGGCGCGGCATGCTCGCACCCCTAGACGTGCCAACCGGAGACAAGCGCCGGTTTCTGTCTTCCGGAGTCACCTCACGTGATCTGCCGTTACCCCTCAAGTGGCAACGGCTTGACACTGAGGGCCACGAAGACTCAGTCATCGTGGGATCAATGGACGAGATCAACTACGGTACCGTCCAACAGGCGATCGACGGTGGCTGGATTGATGCCAAGTGCATAAAAAAGGGCATGAGTGCTGATCTCATGGGAGCGTGGGGAATCGGCAGATTCTTCCAGGTAAACAAGGATGAGATGCCACGTCTCTACGAAGATGTGGCCGAAGCTATCCTGCTCAGTCAACAAGGCGTTGTCGGGCCGTCCGTCGATCCTGGCAGTTGTGAGTACGTGCTAGCCCGTGCAGGCAGTGATGAACCTCTGAGCAATGAAGACCTTGACGAGATCATGTACGAGGATCCCGACGTTGAGATTGAGATCGAGCTGCTGTTCACGCAGTACGAGATTGCAGCCGCTACTCTGGTGAGCATTCCGGCCTTCGCGGAGTGCCGCCCGTTTGAGGTGATCAGCGCTGACAGCATGGTGTTGACCGCTGCTATCCGCTCGGACGGTTGGGATTCCATGCCTCTCGCCGCTCGTGATCTTGAGTGGGATGGGACTCAAGCTGACCGTAACGTCTCAAGCTGGGCTGACCTCGACAGCGAGAATCCAGACTGGGAACGCTACGCATCAGCATTCCTCTATCAAGATGATCAGGCTAACCCAGAAACTAAGGGAGCCTACGGTTTCCAGATCGCTGATCTGATCGGCGACCAGCTCACCATCGTCCCCCGCGCGGTCTTCACCGTCGCTGGAGTATTGCAGGGATCGATGGGAGGAACCAACATCCCACAATCCGATCAAGACGCTATGAAGGGCGTAGTCGAGAAGCTGTACAAGCGTATGGCCGATGAGTTCGATGATCCAAACATTGTCGCACCGTGGGTGAGCGAGTCAGCCTCGATAAGTTTCGCAGAAGCGCACGTCTTCAACGGTGCTCTGTTCACCAAACCGGAACTGTCGAGGATCACTCCGATCACTGTTACCGACGATGGCCACGTCTTTGGTCACATCGCGACCCACGATACTTGCCACGTTGGGATGCGGGATGCTTGCACTACAGCGCCGGTTGATGATGATGGTTACCGCATGTTCCACAGGTACCAGGTCCCCGGGGTGGAGCAGCCGGTTGGGCGGATCACTGTTGGTCATGGGCAGCACCAGTGCTCATGCCGTCAGTGCGGGGGTCGTAATGATGATCATGCGTGCTTGAAGTTGTCGGCTGGTGGTGCTATCGCGCATCATGATCAACTGTCAACGGTGGCTTGGGTATGCGCGGGTGAAGACGAGGATCTTAACGCCATATGGGTATCAGGTGTGATCAACCCAGAAGCCAGCATCGATGACATCGGCGTACTTACCCGCCGTAAAGTCTCTGGTGACTGGCGACCCGTTGGCGGACAGACCACCCTAGTCGAGGTTCTAGCACTGTCTCGGGAGGAGCCAGGCTTTCCCCTGCCACGAGTACGGCTTAGCGGCTCAGGTGTTCATGCGCTGACAGCCGCTGGAACGGTCCGGCCTATGGTCGATGAGGATCCTTCCGATCCTATCGACTACGAGCGGTTGGCAAGCCTGGTAGCAGATAAGATCAACTCTAAGATGGCAATCCAACCAGCCGAACCCGAACCGACACCCGAACCCGAACCGGTTGCCGATGTGCAGCTCGAAGAGAACATTGCAGCAGCTCTGGCCGAAGTGTTTAGCGCGGTCGACAACGCACTAACCGAATCGATCATATGCGATCTGAAAGGAATCTGACATGTGCTGCGGACAAAGGTCAGTACCGCTAGTCCCCGCTACAGCGGCCGAACCATCCACCACATGGGTTGTGAAGGACGCTGCTGGCACTGAGGTGGCGACCATGCCCCGTGAGATAGCGGCCAAACTCAAGGCTGCCCGTATCGGTGGTAGCGTGGAAAAGCGTGTTGCTTGAGGATCTGTTGGGGCTAGAGCGAGTCTCTAGCCCCTACTGTTAGGTGGGGGCAGTTGACAACCGTCAAGATCATAATTCCGTGGCGTGAGGGCTGCCCAAACCGAGAAGCAAACCTCGGAGCCGTCAAAAACTGGTGGACCGAACACCATCCAGACTGGCCTGTGCACCTAGGACACTGGGGACCTGAGAAAGGATCGTGGCGTAAAGGCTGCGCTGTCAGACGAGCCATGAACGAATCAGAACCGACTGATGTTGTGGTGGTAGCCGACGCAGATGTGATCATTCCAGGCGTATACCAGGCGATTGAGGCACTGGAAACCAGCCGCTACGAGTGGGCCATCCCGCAACGTACGGTCTATCGGCTTACCCCTGATGCGACTAGCCTCGTGGTTCAGGGAAAAATGCGACTACCAGCAGTAGTCGATGATCCGCGTAAGTATGCTGGCCTAGCTGAGACGTATATATGCTCGGCTGGTGGTGGAGCTGTTGTCCTCACCAGTGAGGCTCTGTCTCGTTGCCCGATGGATCCTAGGTTCGCGGGATATGGGCAGGAAGATCATTCTTGGGGTAGGGCACTGTACATGCTAGCCGGCGCTCCGCATCAGGTGATCAGTCCACTGTGGCATCTCTGGCATACTCCACAACCAAGGCTCATGGTGGGAGACTCGGTTAGTAGGGGAATCGGCTCACTGGAAAGCCTACGGTTGTGGACGCGGTATCGGATCGCTACGACTAGGCCGCTAATGGAAGCACTCATAGAGGAAGCCAGGAGCTATGGAACCGACGCAGATTGAGTTTCAGATCCACTCGGGTGGAACATCGATCAACATTGAAGGAACGGCTAACAGTCCGGCTGAGCTTATTGCGATTGTGGCTCGGATCATGAGTTTGTCTGCTGCTCAGGTTACGGAGCTACCT